GCAGGCGATTGGAGGGACATGGATAGTGTTCAAAAAGAGATTTGGGTGAGTGATTTCCTGTACAGAACCTCTGAACCAATCGACCATATCCAGTCGGACATCATTGAAAAGTCCGCAGAAATGGCGAAAGTGATCGCAAAAGGGAAGGATGTGGAAATCAAAACCAGCAACGGGGGATTGAAGGTTCTGGCGGTGGATAAGAAGGTGGTGCGATAATGAATGAGGTCTTTTTTGTGGTCGGTGTTCTAGTTTTTCTTGTTAATATTGCACCATTTATATATTCTGATGTATTTGGACATTATTATCGAGTTCATACGAAATATTTTGCAGAAAGCGAAGAGAGCGGAGACGGGAGTGTGAAGATATATGTAAGTTCTGCAGGAAAACCTGTAAAAGAAAAGTGTAATCCTTGGATAGCATGGTGGGGGTTGTTGAAATACACTAAGATCAAAGGAAATACATTTGAAATTGAGTTTGACAGCGAAGACACAAGGAGTTTGTTGGAAAACAGCGGAATAGAAAAATGGTGGGAGTATTCATTTCTTCGCTTGAAGAAGGAAAATTAAACATCTAAGGCATACACAAGCGGGTGTATGTATCGGCGAAGTGGCGCTTTTATTTTTGCTTTATAGCAGGAAGGAGGCGCCCTTTTTCTATGGCAAGTCAAGCCTTAAAATCCACAATTTTGGAGTATGAAAATTACATAGCGGAGAACGGAATAACGGAAGAAGTTGTAAATGCGTATGTTCAGGCGTCTACCGTGGCTATCAGGGAAGAAAAAGATGTTGAATACGGACTGAAAGTATCCGGCAGGGCGAAGAAATTGATTGAAACCCTCGTGTTTTCGTCTGCAGGCGGTACAATTTGGGATTTAGAAAAGTATGCGCAGGATAACAATGTGGAATTTTCGCTTATTGAAAAATATTATGAGCTTCTGAAACTGGAATCTTTTGAACGACTTGAGAGCTTTATTCATTACATGGAGCGAAAAAGACCGTGGAAAAAGCGTTTTTATCAGCCACGAAAAAAGACACTGCATGTTGTGGCGCAGGACTTACAGGACTTGGAGGACGGAAAAATCCGGTTTTTAGGCGTGTCACTTCCAAGTCGTGTCGGTAAGTCCACTGTTTGCATATTATTTTTGGCATGGATAGCTTTAAAAAGACCAAACAGTCACAACGCAATGGGCGGACACTCCGGCATACTGGCCAGAGGATTTTACCGAGAGCTTTTGAATTTTATTGACACGCCGGAATACACATTCGCAGAGCTTTTCGAATACTGGCATCCAGGATGTGTGGTTTTGCGGGATAAATCAGCGGACGAGTTTACAATCACGCTGGACATGCCAGACAGGTTCGCAACAATTACCTGCCGAGGCATAGATGGAACTTGGACGGGCGCGGTTGATGTGTCGGCGGATGGGTATTTGTACGTGGATGACCTTGTAAGAGACCGTGAACATTCGTTAAGCCCCACACGAATGGAGAATACTTTCCAGGAATACCTGAACAAGATGGTTGACCGTAAAAACGACGGCGCACGGGAATTGATGGTCGGTACTCTATGGAACGTTATGGACCCGCTGGAGCGTATCAGGAAGCGGTATGAGGGAGATCTGCAGTACCGGTTCCGGAAGATACCGGCATTGGACGAGAACGATGAGAGCAATTTCGACTATGAAATCAACGGATTCTCCACGAAGTATTACCGGGAAATGCGGGAAAGGCTTGATTCGGCTGAATGGGAAGCGAAATTCATGCAGAGACCGTTTGTGCGTGAGGGGATTTTATTCCAGGCTGATGAATTGCGGTATTTTAACGGCATCCTGCCGGAAGCGGATCATCGGATTGTAGCAGTGACGGACGTTGCGCTTGGCGGCGGCGACAGCTTATCAATGCCAATCGGTGCAGAGTATGAAAACGGGGATGTGTACATTTTTGACTGGGTGTTCAATAAAGGCCCGAAAGAAGTCACGCTGCCGATTGTGGTTGGAAAAATCATGGGGAATGAAATCCGGCAGACCAGATTTGAGGCAAACGTAGGCGGCGATCTGTATTGCGCGAAGGTTGATGAAATGCTGCAGGCGCAGGGATATAAATGCAGCTGTACACACCGCAGGGCCCCGAACAAGATGGAGAAAAAGTCGAAGATAACCGCTTATTCCGGCGATATAAAGCGCAGGTTCATATTTCTTCAGGCACGTATGCCAACAGCCGAGGAAAAGGCGCAGGACGCATTATTCGGCATAGTCAGGTATTACCGGGATAAGGAATATCAGGCGGCGATGGATGAGCTTACCACGTTTGTCACTATAGGAGATAACACGCATGAGGACGCAGCGGACGGAGTGACACAGCTTGCCATGTTTATAGAGAACCCAAATAATACAGCGACGGTAGAAGCTGTCACAAACCCATTCAGGACGGGAGGATATTATGTGCACTAAGGAAATTTTAAACCAATACATAGATTTGCAGAAAGAAATCAAAGAAGTGCGGGAGCGGATAGAGCGCACGGAAGCGCAAATTGCCCGCATGGAAGAAGAGCGGACGGTAATTGACAAAGTGACCGGCGGGGAGGGTGGATTGCAGTCATACCGGATAGAGGGTTTCCCTTACCCGGAGTACAGCAGGAAGAAAACACTGCTTTATTCACGAAAAGCAACACTGTCAGAGCTGGAGTTAGAAATATTTGAAACTTTGAATCAGGTGGAAAAGTTTATTTCCGGCATTCAGGACAGCCATATGCGCAGGATTGTTACATTGCGGGTAGTAGATGGATTGTCGTGGGAGAACGTGGCAAGAAAGATGGGCGGAAGCAATAACGAGAATAACATAAAAAAAGCGTTCCACAGGTTCATGGAGCAGTAAGTTGTCACACATGTCACGTTTTTTTGTGGTATTTTTATAATCGAGAAAAAAGCCATTACAGTTTTCCATATACAACCTCACAAAGCAGTACTGCCAAAACCGGCGGTGCTGTTTTTGTTTGTGAAAGCAGGTGTTTTAATGAAAGAATACACGCAAAAAACAATATACTGCCCGCAATGTCACCGAAAAGTAGCAGTCTGGGACGGAAAATCGTCAATAGACGTAATTGCAGACTGCCGGAAGTGCTGGAAGCGGGTAGTGTACAGGATAAAGACAGACAAAACAGAGATTAAGGATATCCCGCCGAGAAATTGTTCCAGCGGGGTTACGTTTCGATAGGAGTGCGGCATGTATAGGTACTACGGGCAGAACATAAGGCTGTTTACGGCGGTTTGCAGATGTAATTTCGGGCGAAAAATCATATACACAAACACAAACAGGGTTAATGCGGGAAATATCGTTGATGAGCTTGCAAAAGCCATTCCAGTGCACGATCAGAACGCCAATGAGATTGACTATCTTGACCGGTATTACCGTGGCGATCAGCCGATTCTTTACCGGAAAAAGGAAGTCAGGCCGGAAGTCAATAATAAAATCGTGATGAATCTGGCCTATGAGTTGGTAGAAAGAAAAGTTGCCGGAATCTGCGCAGAGCCTATTCAGTATGTTTTGCGGGGAACGGAAAATAAGAAATCTGAAGAAATTTCAGAACTGAACGCCATTATGGAGAGCGAGGATAAGCAGGATTGCGACATTGATATCTGCCGGTGGAGAAGTATATGCGGAACAGCATACCGGTTTATCGGGAACGACAATAACGATGGCCCGCTGCTGGATGAAAGCGATTTTACCCTGTCGGCAGAAGACCCCCGGTATACGTTTGTTGCGTATTACAACAATGGGAAACCGTCTTATTCCTGCCAGATAAGGGAAAACGAGGAAGGGCGGACAATTTATTTCTGCTACACAAAGGCAGAATGGTTTGAAGTCACAGATGGGAAAGTCGTTCGAAGCGGAATAAACGGCAATGGGGCAATACCGGTCATTGAGTATCCGAATAATTCCAGAAGGTTATCGGATATAGAAATAACAATTTTTTTGTCTGACGCAATTAACACTCTTACCTCAGATAGAATTAATGGAATTGAACAGTTTGTCAGTTCGTTTATCAAATTTATCAATTGTAGTATTGACGAAGCCGAGTTTAAAAAGCTAAGAGAATCAGGTGCATTAGTTGTAAAATCAAACAACGGAGATAATCATGCGGACGTAGATATTCTATCACAAGAGCTAAAACAAACAGAAGGGCAGGTTGTTTTTGACGACTTGTTTGACAAGTTCCTTGAAATACACGGATTGTCCAATCGAGCCTCTGTGAATAGTGGAGGAGACACAGGAAATGCAGTGTCTTTGAGAAATGGGCACTATGATAGTAGTTTACGGGACGCTATTAACGAACCTGTTTTCAAGAAATCAGAGCGCATGGCTCTTCGGATTATATTGAACCGGTTACGAATAAACAGGGGTTTTACCCTTGTTTCTAGTGACGTGGAAATCCATATAAATAGAGATCGCCTTAACAATCTTATGACAAAATCAGAGGCTTTACAGATTTTGTTGAATAGCGGAATCCACTATAAAAGGGCAATAAAGACTGTCGGGTTGTTTAATGATAGTGAAAGAGTTGCGGAGGAAAGCAAGGCAAGAATGGAATACCTTTATCCAACAGCAAAAACCGAAAACATACAGGCGGGGATTATTGTTGATGAAAACAAAGCAAAAGGAGATCTATAAAGATTCTCCTTTTCTTGTTTTAACATATTCTCCTAAAACAGTAACCATTAAGTTATTAAAAGACCTGTTATCTTTCTTGGCAAATTCCTCTAAATCCGCCTTAAGTTGTTTTTCCATAAGAATTGTAGTTTTTGTCTTGTGTTCGGAAATAATACCTTGTGGCATAAAAACACCTCCTTATTTTAATAATAGCTAGGCGTTTGCGAAACGCCAAAACCCGCATAAAATCGGGATTTTTCTTGTTACAAAATAAAATAACTCCTCGCCGGATATGGTATAATAGAATTGTCCAGAAACCATTAACCATCACCCAAGAAAGGAGTTATTCTGATACTTATGATACCATATAAACAGCTTTCTTTGAC